CATCAATGGGGGAACTGTCTTCTCGGTTTCTCTTTCAGGAGGCAGCCCAAACCAGCGACTCTCACTCTTTATACCAGAGCCCAATCCCTCGGATTCAGCGGAATTGCTGATTACGCGCTTTCTGATTTCGTCGCAAGAAAATTGGCAGAGAGAATGGGCATTGACCAAGAAAGCATTAGACTCCGCATCTACTGCCCGAACTTCATCATCAAAACCGTCGAGACTGTCAGTACCCTCTACAGTTTTGGACGACTCGACGAGTTCGTAGAGAAAGAGGGAAGAATTGGAGATTCAGTTAGATACTACCTCGCCTACATGGATCGAGATGAAGATGAGATCAAGTGGAGAGCTGCTCGACGGTGGAAGACCAAGTTCGAGAATGCCCAAGCTGGGATCTATCGCGAGTTCAATGTATCTGGTCTTCAGCTACGTGGATGGGATGCGCATCGTAGGGTCAACCGAGTTCTTACTTCTCAAGAGGCGTCGAAACTGGTTCTCACTGGAGAAGGAAGGCGGGGCTCCGCCGTCATGGAGATAGAAGACGAGGAGGCGGTTTGAGAATCTATAAGACGTTCCCGGATGCTCTGAATGAGCTGAAAAGGGACATCGCGGAGCTGGGGTCACAGGTTCATCCACAGACCATGCAGGACAAGCAGATTGCGGATGACCCAGACTTCCTTACCCAGGAATATCTCAATATGATCTACACAGTCACTAAGCCTGACTTGAGTGATCTTTGGGGGTATTCCCAAGTTCAATGGTGCGAGGCTGAATGGATTGAAAGACTCAGAGGACTTCGGCCCGCTGACCATCTGGCCGCTTGGAGTCTACGGCCAGAAGTCTGGCAAGAGTTTGCGGATCGCGGTTTCGGTTATACTTACGGAGAAAGATATAGAAGCACTCCAGACAGCTCTGACGGCGTTCTGGCATCCATCATTGATGAACTCAGGAATCATCCAGATTCCCGACAGTTGTTCATGCCAGTGTGGAGGGAACTGGACAATCAGGTGTTGGGGCAACGACGTGTTCCTTGTTCACTGGGGTACTGGTTCGCACTGCGAGGAGGTAGACTCAATATCACATATCTACAGCGTTCCGGGGACTACTTCACACACCTAGCAAACGACATGTACCTTACCCATAAGCTGCAGATCTATGTGGCTCAGCAAGTTGGGGCCAAGCCGGGCAATTTCACCCATTGGATCGGCTCGCTCCACGTCTATCGCCGTGATGTAGCCGATGTCTTCTAAGATTTGTAGCCGGTGTCGTGAGAGATTACCTCTCGATGAGTTCAAAACTTATAAGAGATATGGACAAGAACGAAGAAGATCTGACTGCAGAAACTGTTCTGTTGAACATCAGAGGGTCCGTAAACTTCGAATGAAAGGATTAGAACCTTCTATCTATGAAGAACTGACGAAGAAACAACATGGACTCTGTGCCATCTGCAAACAACCGGAAACTAAAACTCGTGACGGATTTGTTAAACAACTAGCTCTTGATCACAATCATAAAACTTTAGAAGTCCGAGGATTACTTTGTCAAACCTGTAACTCGGCGATTGGACTACTACTGGAGAATCCAGCTCTTTTCCTCGAAGCAGTCAACTACCTAGAAAACTCTCACACTGATGTTTTCATAGCGCCAGAGAGAGTTCTACTCAAGAAGGATGTAGCGGATGTCTTCTAACATCTATCACTATGCTAGTCACCCATTGTCAGATACCTCTCGAGCGGCCCATTTCCTCATGCAGAATAAGGTGTGGGTCAATGGTAACTTGGAGAGGGTTCGTATCAAGGATATGGATCTGGACTACGTTGTAGCCACGATGACCTGGCTTCTCAAGCGAGCACCAGAGGTCAAGTTCCAACTGGAACTTTACTATCGTAGGAAGGAAGCACCAGAGGGACTACAGTTCGAATTCGCGTCGTTGGAACCTTATGGATGGATGAAGGGTACTGCACTCTTCACTCGCCTCATGGCACGATTCGACCGGCTTTCTACTTCTTATCCACCGGCCCGACCTAAGGTCATGGATGTCCAGGAAGATCGAGATATCTATGGATCGAATTAGCCGAGTAGAGATGTTAATGAGGACCGCCGCGGTTATCTCAATGCGAGGTACTTGCGAGCGGGCCTCTGTGGGAGCAGTGATTGCCCGTGAAGGAAGGATCATCTCCACAGGTTATGTGGGAGCGCCTTCCGGACTCCCTCATTGCACAACTATTGGGTGTAAGATTGGCCCTCATGGGGGGTGCACCAGAACAGTTCATGCAGAAGCTAATGCAATCGCCTTTGCGGCCAGGGCTGGTGCGAGCACTGAAGAATGTGAACTCTATTGCACTCACGCGCCCTGTAGTGAATGTGCCAAGCTCATCATCAATGCCGGCATCGCCACCGTCTTCTTCGAGCAGTACTATCGAGATCTCGACGGTCTCGTTCTTCTCGACGACGCTGGGATTAGTTACCATGAAGTTAAGCCCGGATCTGAAACATGGCGTTGAACCCACAGGCTAGGGAGAAGGTCTGGCTTCCAGTTAGGAACGCAGACTGCACTCTTTGCCCGCTTCATAAAGATGCGAGGACCGTCTGTCTTCTCGGCGATGGCCCTGTGCCAAACAAAGTGATGTTGATTGGAGAAGCGCCAGGTGCGAGGGAAGATGATATTGAACGCCCGTTCTCGGGGGTGGCGGGCCAATATCTGGATAGGATTCTATCAGAGATCGGACTACCTCGTGAGTCCGTCTATATCACCAATTCGGTTCGCTGCCGACCGCCGGACAACCGAACCCCAACCGGGAAGGAACTCAAGGCTTGCGCAACTTACATGCGAAGCGAGCTTGATATTGTCAATCCTGAATATGTCCTTCTTCTTGGAAACGCCGCCCTCCAAGCTATCACTGGTTCAACAGGAATCATGTCCAAGCGAGGAGTTGCCAAACAGATAGGCGGCCGGTCAGTCTTTGCTACGATACATCCAGCGGCCGTCCTGAGAAATCCCGCGCACGAGGGGATCTTCAAGGCTGACCTGATAGCCTTTGCCCGCCTAGTCGCCGGACAAGATCGTCGCCCGGAAACACAGTCAGCGCTGATTCGGTCGTCGAAGGGGCTTTCTAAGCTATGTCAGATGCTCGCGTCTGTGGAGACACCCATCTCCTTCGACGTAGAGACCGGAACTACCACAATGGAGAGGGACCGCGGTGGACTTGAACCCTGGGCACCAGATGGAGTCATTCACACAGTCGCCTTCAGTTGGGAACCCGGTAAGTCTTACGTCGTTGCCCTTGAACATCCGGGGGTTGAGTGGGACATCCCTATTGATAGGGTTTACGAAGCACTCAGTGTGGCTCTGGCTGGCAAACGAATGGTGGGACATAACATCAAGTTTGATTGCCAATGGATGGCAGCCAAAGGAGTAAAGCTCTATGCCCACTTCGACACTAAACTTGCGGCTCACCTTCTCGACGAGAACCGACCCGGAGGACTCAAACCCCTATCCAGAACCTATCTCGGAGCAGACGATTATGAAGCTGGCATCAGCTTTACAGGATCTCCTACTGCCCTTACAAAACTGGCAATTTACAACGGCAAGGATTCAGACTACACACTCCGGCTTTACCATCTCTTTAGAGATGAACTGAAGAAACAACCACGACTCCTCCGTCTCTTCACTAAGCTAACTATGCCAGCGTGCCGCGCCTTCATTGATCTAGAGATGAATGGGTTCCCTGTGGATATGGTTCGGCTCCGAGAACGTCATCTAGAGATCAAGGAGAAGATTGAGCAGACTGAGGAGAAACTTCTTTCATACGTACCAGAGGAACGCAAGGGACTGGCGAACTTCAGGTCACCGGTGTTCCTTGGTTGGTTCTTCTTCGACCATCTGGAACTACCAGTTCTTGTCGTATCACCGAAGTCGGGAAGGCCGTCCACAGCGGAGTCAGTACTCCTCCAACTCCGCCATAAGCATCCGGCCATGGATCTACTCATGGAGTTGAGGAAGTGGCAAAAGTATGAATCGACTTATACTAGAAACTGGCTTACTCGAGTTGGAGTTGCTCGCAAGCCACGACTTTACACCTCTTACAATCTCTCCGGAACTGTCACCGGGCGTCTATCTTCAGACATGCAACAGGTGCCCAGGGATCTATACATTCGAAGTATCATCGGTGCCCGACAAGGGTGGAAGTTTATTGAGGCTGACTTTTCTCAAGTCGAGCTCCGCATTGCTGCTATGTTTTCCAGGGACCCGGCGCTCACGAAGGCGTTCACTACGGGCGGTGATCCGCACACTGAAACGGCAGCAAGGATCCTCGGAAAAGATCCTAGTGCTATTACCAAAGAAGAAAGGAAAATGGCAAAAGCGGTAAACTTCGGATTCCTCTATGGGATGTGGTGGAAGAAGTTCAGGAGCTATGCGGATGAAAAGTTCCAGATCAAAGTCTCAATCGAAGAAGCAAAAGCGTATCGAGAAGCCTTCTTCGAGCAGTACCGAGGCATCCCAGCTTGGCACGATCGACAGCGACGCCTCGTCCAAAACCTTCAGTACGTTCAGTCCCCAATTGGTCGGATCCGTCATCTTCCTACCATCCTCTCTACAGACGAAGGGGTTCAATCAGAGGCTGAGAGAGAAGCTATCAATGCTCCTGTTCAAGGCTTCGCATCGGATCTCACCGTCCTCTCAATGGTGGTCCTCGCCGCAAAGCTTTCAACCGACTATCCCAAACGGGCACGCATTCTCGGTAACGTACACGACTCCATCATCCTAGAGGCGCGAGAAGAAGTGGCTGAAGAAGTGGGAGTAGTGGTGAAGGGGGTAATGGAGACACTGCCAATCCACCGACTATTCGGATACAAGATGACCATCCCGATCGAGGCCGATGTAATGATCGGTCAACATTGGGGAGAGAAGTAGTTTCCTTGACAGGGCAGACTTAGTATTATATAATGGTACATATAGACGGGGAGGAACCTTTGACTCAGGCGGCAGAACTAGAACGAATCACGTTCAATCAATCTAGGATTAAGGCTTTCAACCGTTGTCCTAAATCTTACGAGTATAAGTACATTCAGCTTCTGAATCCTAAGAAGAAGGTACGTCCACTCTTCATGGGCTCTTGGCTCCACCGGGCACTGGAGACTCACTACACACAAGGTGATTGGAAGGTTGGACATCAGGAGTACGTCACCGAGTGGGATAAGCTTTTCACTGAAGAGAAGGAAGAGCTAAGCAAGAAGTTCGGTCCCATGCCAGATGCCGTCGAAAGGATCATGCGATCATATGTATGGTACTATCGAGATGATGGCTGGAAACCTTACATGGTTGAGCAGATTCTTGAAGTTGAGACTCCACTCGTTGTGGATGGAAAGATCTTCGTCTTCAAGGGTCGATTAGACTTAGTTGTGGAAGATGAGAGTGGACTATATTGGCTAGTGGATCACAAGTCGGCCAGCATTATTCCGCAGCCTACATCATACCATGCGATGGACCCACAGCTGATGCTCTACCCCTGGGCGGCTGAGATCCAGTATGGAATTGAGATTACTGGAGTAATCTACAACTACGTTCGCAGTAAGCCACCCTCTGTGCCAGGCATCAACAAGGATGGCTCGATCAGTAGACGTAAGGTGGACACAGATTACCCGACTCTTCTACGGTTTCTTAAGCAGAATGGATTCGAGCCGAGTGATTACATTGACGCACTTCGTCCACTAGCGAAACGCTCCCCATTTCTGAGAAGGTACAGGCTGCCTAGGGAATCACACGTTACCAAAGAGGTCCTACTGGACACGCTGTCCACTGCGAAGAGGGCCCAGGAAACTAAGAGATTCACTAGATCGATTACTAGGGAGTGTTCTCAGTGCTCGTATCATGATCTTTGTCGTGCCGAGCTGAATGGCTTCGATACGTCGAAGATGCGAGAGAGTAACTACATAGTTGGAGAGGAGGATTATGTCAGTAAGCCTGACGCCGAAGTCGACATCGAAGACGACGAGGGATGAGTCAGCAGTAACCGCGAGCGGTAAGATCAAGTCCGCCCATGAGGTAGACCCATACCTCAAGATGTGCGTCTACGGTAGGAACAAGGTAGGGAAAACAGTCTTTGCCTGTTCCTCTGAGAAGAAGACTTTGATCATTGACTGCAATGAGAAGGGCTACGCCTCAGTACGCAAGCGCGAGAATGTAGAGATCTACGAGGTAACACGGTGGGAGGATCTTGATCCTATCTATTGGTTCCTTCGTAGTGGCAATCATGAATATGAAGTAATCGTTATCGACACGATTACAATGCTGGCCTCGGTTGGGATGAAATGGGTTCTGAAGGATGACTTGGAACGGGATATGTCACGC